TAGAGTTACTTACTAATCCTTTGTAAGATAAGTGTAATCTACCTTGTTCTGACCAAACAACTTGATCAGCAGTCATAGATTCTTCAGCTCCAACTTGATTTAAAAAACCTGAAATAGTTCTCGGTCCGAAAACTTCAGCTTCTTTTTCCATTAGATCTGGTACGTATTGTTGTGACCAACCAGCGTTTGATGCGCTAGCTAAGTCTAGATAATTTGTATTTAACGTTTGCTTCTGTGGAGCAGGTACGCTATTCAAATTATCTCCTGCAGTAATTGCCATAATTAATAATTTTTAAATTGTTATTTGTTTTTATTTTTAATTTTAAATTTAAAATCGTTAGAATCTTCGCCTAGCACTCTTACTTTAATTCCTCCTGCCTCAACACTTTTACCCAGTTCTTGACGTGGATTCATATTAATGTTTTTAGCAGTAGCTACACTTTCTTTTAAAGCGTCAGCTTTTCCTTGTTCGTAAAAATGCTTAGCCACAGCATCAGAGTTCATAGCTGTAAATAAACTTTTATGATAACCCGCTTCGTTAGCCATTTGTCCATCTTTATCAAGAAACTTTCCGATAAAATTGTTAATGTCGCTTTGGGTGTCCTTAACTTTACTTACATCGTTAACATTAAATCTATAATTCTTATCTCCGACATTATATTCAAAACCTTTGAATTTATCTCCAAAGAACCTATTGGTTCTATTTAAGAAATTAGATTTAGCACTCTCATGTTGTTTTACTTCTTCTTGCGATTTTTGATAGAAATTAATTGCTTCTTGTTGCTCTTTAGTAAGTTTCGATCCGCTTTTAATTTCTGAATAATATTTGGATTTAGTCTCTTCCAAGTGAGTTTTAGCGTTGGCAACTTGCTCTTTTAACGCTAATTTTTTTCTTCTTATTTCTTTCTCGTCATCTACTTCTTCATCGAAAGAAAATTGATCTTCCATAAGGAAGTTAATTTCTTCTGCATTTAAATGAGGTTTTGTATTCTTATAATACTCGTAAAGCAAATCTTGATTATCTAATTTAGAATAATCTTTATTTAACTTAACATAATCATTTAAATCACCACCGGTTTCCTCCATAAAGTTAACTAACTTTTGAACGTTTTCAGGCAAAGGCTTTCCAGTCTCCATTGATTCTTTAATGGCTTCTTCAGCTGCATAGGCGGTTTTTTCTGCTTCTTTGTCTTCGTCAGTAACTTCTTCTAATATTGCAGTTTCTTGTGCTTCGCCTTCCGGTTGTACTTTTTCTTGTTCTTGTGGGGCGTCGGCATTTTCAGACTCTGCAACCACTCCGCTGTCGTCAGCGTTATCTTCTTTAGTTTCATTTTCTTCTGGTTTTGTTGGTTTGTTTAAATCAACCTTAGTTATAGTTTCTTCTATAACCTGAGATTTCATTTTCATCTTTTCTTGAACTTTAGTAACATCACCTTTTGTTTCGTTACCATCTGGTTGTTTTTCTACTTTTTCTTTTACTTTTAATGAACCAGTTTCGTTATCTACGATTGGTTCTTCTTTTTTCTTTTTTGCCATAATATAATATAATAATAGTTAATAAATTTACATGCCTAAATTAAAATCTCCTAAGTTTTTAGAATCGAAATTTTGGGCAGGTTTTTGGTTTTCTTTCTGATCAATCATCGCTGATTGTTGTGTTGCTTGCATTTTTGTTCTATCGTCTTTACGATTTTCAGCTAATATTTGTGTTTCTGATTTAGTTCTAGCTTCTAATTGCTTTAACTGCATGTCATATTGAAACTGCTGCTCCATTAAGCTTCGCTTCATTTCAGCCTCCGCTAACATAATCTCTGTTTTCCCCTTTGTTTTTATTTCTTCTAATCTTATTTGTCCTTTTATATCAGCCGCATTTTTATCTATTTCAGCTTTAGCTGCTGCTTCAGAGGCTTTAGCTTGAGATTCGCCTTGTGCTTTAGTTTGTTCTAATTGATTTTTTTGATCTTCTTCTCCTTTTTTCTTTCTACGTATCTTTAGCATTTGATTAGCTAATCTAACGTTTTTGATGGCTCTTAAATCAATTACATCTTCTAAGTTGATACTTTGCTGAGACAATGCTGTCTGAATATTTTGCTCCAGCATTTGTTTTTCTTCTTCGTCTGGTTCTAATTCCAAGAATATACCAAAATCATAAAGATGTAATTCTGCCATTTCAGTTAAAGTAGCTACATTATGAGCCCCAATAGATTCAATGAAGGCTTGTTTGGTGGGAGAGTATTCTATAATATCAGATATTCTAAGGGATAGTTGCTCAGCTATATCGGCTGTTAAAAACATACCACTATTAAGTATATGCCTTGTAGCTGTATTTGAATTTGCAGCTGCCATTTTTTGAACGCCAACTAAAGATCTTTCAGCTGGAGTAGATCCATCAGTAGCCTCATTTAACCCAGTCACATCTCTTATCATTTGTAAATAATAATTATATGTACCGATCAATTGCTGTATTTTGCCACTACCTGCTCCCGCTTGTATTTCTTGGATAGGTATTTTACCTGGGTTACCATCACCATCTTGAGTGTATGATCTACCAACTATCGAACCTGTTTGGAAGAACATGTTTAAAGCTTCTTGAGGATTATAATTTGTACCGTTGCCTAAATCAACTTCAGCTAAACCATCAACATCTAAATAAACACCATCAGGAGTTAACCTAGACATTACTTGTTGTATTTTTAAATGAGTTAATTGAATCATATCTGCAAAACCTGTTATACGTTTTACTAACGAATCAATTCTACCTTCATACATTCTAGGAGCCACTATACTGTAATTCATTTTAACTTTAGTGTAATCACTTTTAGAACGCATCATGTTAGATGACCTCTCCCATTTTATAAGTTTATCAGTACCTAGTATATATGCCCCTTCATATAAACACTCTACAGATTTAGCAACTTTTTCATACCTATCATCGTTTTTAGGAGGATTAAAACTATCGTCTTTCTGCATAGCTCTTTCACCTCCAGAACCTGTTTTTTTAACCTTATAAACCTCATTCATATAGGTTTTATAGTTAAAATATAATATATCTACCTTGTTGTGATCTGAGTCTTCATTAGTACGATGACCGTAATAATTTGAAAAACTACCACTACTACTTTTAGCTATTTCTTTTAACTCATCATGATCCAAATATGGAAACTGTTTTTTAAGCTCGTTAATAGGTATGGATTTAACTTCTCCCACGTAGTATATGTCATCGAAAAAAGGAGATTCCGTGTAAGAATAAACTATATTAGCTGGGTCAACATAATCAATAACAACACCTTCAGATGTATTGAAAGAAGTTTTAACAGCACCAATACCACACACGACTAAGTCATGGTAAAAACGTCTTTTAATTAAATCAAACTGATTACCCCTCATCAGCATATTTATAGCTTGTTCCTCCGCTAGTTCTATAGCTTGCTTGTAACTCAGCTGCATGTGTAATGCTAATTCTTCTTCTGTAGCCGGTAAATCTTCCACGTCACTTTCTTTGGTTTCCATTCCAAATTTTTCTTTTGCAAAATTGTCAAACTCTCTCATCTTCATATCCTTTTGGATATTTTCCATATATTGAGTTCTTTTAGTGACACCGAACGGATCTTGTGAATAAGCCTTTATATCATATAATCTTTCGGCTATACCATTAACAACTATGTCTACAAATTTAGATATAATAGGGACAGGCGTCCAGTCTAAATTTAAATAGGACAAATCACCGTTTATAGATAACTCATCCTTGTATTTTTGTATTGATTGTTCTCCACGCGCATATAAACGTAGGTTATGAAATCTAGATGTATTAGCTCTAAATCTAGAATTACTTGATGATCCGTAGGATTGAGAAAACCATTCATGTTGAATAGCTTTTGCTACTTTCAATCCATAGTCATAACTGATTTTTTCAACATCACTTACAACTTGGCTAGGAAAATGTCTATTTATAACTGATTTAGCCATATTTATTTTTTAATTATTTTACTCATACTTCCTCCTTGATTATATTTTGCAAAATTAATATTAACTGCTTGTTTTTCTATTTTTGCGTTTGGGGCATACAAATGTCTATTGCAAGCCATGACAGCTAAACCGCTGCTTATTGTTGCATCATACTTTGTTCTTTTTGTTATATCAAACCTTGACCAATCGTTTAGTGTTGTGTTAAAATACATATCACCAAACGTGCCATCTGGTTTCATGCCAACATGAGATTGTATATACATCTCTATAGCCGCGGCGTGAGCTTGTTTTATGTCTTCAGAAGAGTTTGGTATTCCGCCTACTTCTTTTTCAGCTACAGACAACTTATTCCAAACTTTATCAGGTCGATTCATACTATAACCTCTATATCCTCTTCTTCTTAAATAATACAACAATCTAGGTTTGTTGTTTTCTGCTAATATTGGCATACCATAAAATACTATAGCCATTAACATATCTTCAAAAAACATTTCAGCAGTTTGTGGCCTAGCTAAATATTCTAAAAAGAAACTATTAGCTGGAGCATCTTCCATGCTGAATTTAGTTAATCCATGCAGCGCTCCTTTGGAACCTTGTCCGTCTACGGTTCCTGATATATCATAAGAGTCACAACCAAACGCTCCCATATGTTCATTAGCTGGATATCTAATTCCATTTTTCAAATACATTTTATTTTGTAAATGACTTGGTGGTGTCCAGCTAACTTTAAACCTACCTTTCGGATCTGGATAAAATATAACTTGAGTATCTTTAACTCCACCAGCCCATTGGAAATTACCAGTGGAAACACCTAGTGTTCTAGCCATTTCCTCGTTATAATCTATCTGCTCGTATATCTTTATCAGATTAAATATACTCCCTCTTGCTTCATCTCTAAACGCGTGTTCTGTAGTTTTAGGAAACTGACGGTAAAATTCATTTAAAGCGTCTTGATCAGTTTTTAAACCATCAGCCTCGTTTTGCCAATGCTGTATTATACCTACATCTATTAATTCGCCATCTGGTCCGAGAACATCATCACTTGGGTCGTCAAAAACTGGAACTCCGTACTCATCAATAAATCCTTCGTAGTTCCATTCCATTGGGATAAACAAAGAGTATAAACCAGACTTTGTCTGACCATTTCTATTTCTTTGTGTGACATCTGAAGCATTGTATAATTTTTTAAAATTGTCTCCACCTTTATCTAAAGCGTTTGATGTTGAGCCCATCATACATTTACCAACGATTCTACTACCTAACCGTAGGCATGTTTTTGTAACTCTCCAGTTGTTTAAAATGTTATCGGGTCTCTCCCATTTACCACTTTCATCATGCACTAATAAAGCTAGTTTTTCACCGTCATAACT